GCAAGGTAAAAGGCCTTATCTTAACCTTTACGTTCGTGTAAGCCTCTGCAGCCTCTATCAGATTGAAAGTATCGTCTGCGCCTCCTGTAGTGCTTACAACTGCCTCATGATTAACGGTTAGGTTCAAATTAGGCTTAAGCCCTTCATAGTAGATGTTCGGGCTAACTCTTAGGCTACCGTCGTCAAAGCCCGTGCGGTTATAATAGAATTGCTCTACCTGCGCAAAGTTGCTTTCCAAACTTGCTACCCCCGTGTGAACCACGTTGATATAAGCCTCATTCGATACACCTCCGTTGGTGTCGATAGCTTGAATATAAAAGCTATCGGAATCTGTATCGGGACTCACGTCCGTAGGCTCGTTTGCTTCGAACTTAATAGACACTATACTTGAGATACTGAAAGCCTGAGGCAGCGAAGCCGAGGTAATAAGGGTGTCGTTAACGTAAAGCCTATTTTTCGTTTGGTCATAACTTTTGAAAATTATAATATCCCACTCGTATTTGTTTGGTGGTATCGGGTACATGGTTAAAAGGGTAGTAAGCGGGAAGACTGCTTTTTCTTTGAAATCCAATAAAATAGAATTGAAATTATTAAGTACAGGGCTTTCAACTTTACGCTTTTTAACCAACATCGCTTTAAGGGTGATAAGGTCTTTCTTATTCGTGAAATTAATTTCTAACGGAATCCAATAACTGGATAGTTGCTGAATTAAAAACACTTTCGTCATGGAGAAGTCGCACGCCATTATGGCGTCATATTTAAAAATCAAATTTGTCACTAAAGGCGTAAGAATGAAATCAGTATAATCTTTGTGAAATTCCGTGTAAACAGTTTGCATACTTACCGGGACAGCCTGTATATTGGTTATCGGTGTAGCTACTCCCGCAATATAAACGTTTGCCGTTATATATTCGCTCGACTTCTTAAATATTTTTATTGCTGATATTTCCCCGACTGCCCCGTTGGCTCTTAAGGGTATGTTTCCCCCCTCCTCAATTTTTGAATCATCGAACAGATTAAGCGAACCCGTGCCGAAAGCCGAAGTTAAGTAAGTAGCTTTATCCTCGCTGCTTAGATTGTTCGCAAAAAAGGAGTCGTAAGCCGTACCGCTATCGCTATATTTCAATTCGTTGCGTTTGGCTAATTTACTTTGGAAAGCGTAATCTTTATAATCGACAAAGTGCTTTGAATAATCGACGAAAGACGTTTTGAAGTTTTGCAAATTAGTCCATCGGTTAACTACCACGGTCTTATAGGTGTCGTCCACCTCAGCGTAGCAGTTGAAATAAGCTAAAACGTTATTTAGGAAAGTAAAGTTGTCGAGTACAGGGTCGAAAGTAGGCGCAAAGCCGTCACCTGAGCCGCTATAAATTTGATAAACGCCTTTGTTTGGCGCAATGAAATAGTCAGAAAAGGTGCTGCCCGCTTCAAAGAAGTCCCCGTAAACGCTGTAATCGCTAGCGATAAATACTTTTTCAAGTAATTCCTGCACGCTAATTAACCGTGGTATTTCCTCCATAACGAAAAGCCCGCTTTTTGGCTGCGTTTCCACAAAAGCCGAATATACAACAAAGTCAGAAACATCTTTCTTATATTTATACGGGGCGGCAACCTCATTAAGATAAGAGGCTTTTAGCTTAATCACTAAAGCGTTATCGGTATAGAGTAGATATGTTTCAATGTTGTCTTTATTCTCCTTTTGGATTTTAAGCGTTTGATTTCTTAGATTAATGGAACCGTTTAAAACAACGTCCACCTCGTAGCCATTCATTAAAGAAGTAACTTTATTCGTAGGCAAAGGCATCAACTCTAAAAGCTTACGGTTGTTTGCTGTAGTCTCTAAATTAATCGTGTTCGAATAAGCATAACGGTTTTGTATACCGTTCAAGTTCTGCGACTTTTTGAACGTCACAACCTGATCGGGCCTAATGTCGAACCGGAAACCTTTTCTATATATTTCTATACTCATTTCAAAGTGTCAGGTAAGGTTATTTGTAAATACCCAGTATTGTATATTTCCCTGTCGTAGGCTATAAGAGTGTATTGATTTGCTAAAGTCAATCCGCTTGTTCGGTGACGCTTCACTAAAACGGGCTTTTTAGCCTCTCTCAACCACTTATTTAAGTTTTTCTCCGCCTCTGTGTCTGTGTATGAACATCCGGCGAAGACACAAAATCCTAAAATTAGTATACACTTTTTCATAATTACAAACTCATTGCGTTAACGTTGGTTAGACCAACGGTTAGATTATATTCAAAATCATTTTTTCTTTTATTGTAATCGCCTGACACTTCACACTCAATAAAGCCTATCGGCATCAAAACCTCAACTTTTGGCGAGTTAAGCAGCTCAAAAAACAATTCCAAAAGCGCTAATTGCTTAGTGCCTGTTAGGCCCATTTGCTTTTTGTTATCCGCAGCTCTTGCGAGCTTAGGACTTTGTCCGTCCTGAGCGTTATAAAAATTATTATTTATGAACTCCGTCTTTGATCGCGTGGCTGTGAGTTGTTCTTTTTGCGTGTAAAAATAGCAATAACCTCCGTAAGACGTAAAGAAGCGAAATTGTAAAACATCTTCGCAGTCCTCAGCTTTGTAACTTAGCCCATAAACAGGAATAGCCGCATTGTTTAGCGTGGTCGTTAGCAAGGTTGGCAGGTACATTTTTGCAATTTGAGCGTCTGAGACTGGCGCAGTTGCAACTCCTACCGCGCTCGGGATTGACGTATTCACCCCGTCAACTGTCAACGTCCCGGCTCCTAGCTCGTCGGTAAAAATGCTCAAGGTGTTTGTGAAGCCTTCGCAAAATTCCACGTATCGAGGTGCAAGAATATTAAACTTAGTCAAATCCTTTTGAGGCTTCAAAACCTCTCCGAATTGGCTTACTCCTATCATTGGGTAAAAAGCGTCATCGGTCGTGCTGTCATTTGGTGTTTGCTCGGCAAAGATAAAAGTAGTGTCGAATATGTAGCCGCTATCAAAGACGTACTCATCTGCGAAAATGTCCGCACCGTTCTCAGCGTGAATAGCCACGCCAATACTAAAACGTTCTATAGTGTTAGCCTTGTTTGCGCTATTGAAATCAAAGCCAAAGTTATCCAGCATTAAAGATTTTAAATAGTCGGATACATCAATGCGAAAAACGCCTGTACCGTACTTAGGTAAAATGTTTTTGATAGTATAGCGACGCGAAGTGTAAAGCGACTGCATTTCTAAATCGGCTACTAAGTCGTTAGGGTTAACGCCTAGGTCAGCGTCAGAGGTAAACTCGAATATAGCCGGCTCATTAACATTGAAGAATTTTAGCGGTTGTTTTTGAAAAGTAATTGCCATTGACTTTTTATTTTATTTTGAAGTTCGGGCTTTGCAAGTTCAACCACCTGCTTAAATGCCTCATTGTTAATTGCGTCCGTTACTATATTCGAGCCTCCGACCCTGTACCAAGTTGTTCCATTTGCTATGATTGAGTTTCGAACGGCGTAGGGGTTAAGGTCTAAGCCTTTTGCATCAATCCATATTTTAATCTCTTCGATATCCGGGTAGGGTTTCTCGTCAGGTGCTACCCCGTCGTTAAGCCCTACGATATAGTCAAGAGCGTAAATTTCAATAATTGTTTGCTGCAGTAGTTCTTTTTGTTCGTAATGCACCGAGTTAAGCAAAGCCTTAGTCGCCACCATGTCGTTAGCGATTATCGAGGCTTTAAGCTTGTCGATTATTACCGCCTGAACTACTGCGCCTAAATCCATAAAATCCAAAGCCCTGATAGCGCAAAAAGAGCTATTAGTATAGCCCCTATTAATCTGTAAGTGTTTTCTACCTTCATACCTAAAACATTTTAAATAATTGCCAAAATCCTAAAACCAAAGCCGCAGGGACAGCCACGCACAAAACAATAAGGCTTATAAACATTATAGCCGTGACAAGCCAAAAGAACGTCCAAGCAAACCACATCGTTAAGTAATCGGTTATTTTTCTCATTTTGCTGTGATTAAAGATACTAATTTCAAAACGAAGTCCTCTGATAAATTATTACCCTTTTGCTCTTTTGATGCGCTTTGTTCTTGCTTAGTCTCAAACAAGTGACCTACTTCTTCTAAAGTGGCGAGGTATACTACGTACGTCAATTTTTTCGATCGTAAAAATATTTCTTCAGTATTCTCGTTTAAGTAAATACCATCGGCAGGATATTTACCAGCGTCGAATCTCTCTTCGCTGCTTAAATTGATTTTAATTAATTCCATTTTTATGATAGATTAGATTGTTACTGTAAAATTAATCTCTACGCCCGAATGATTAACGGCTGGTACGGCTCTCGTCGAGTTCCATATCGGGGTAACGCTTGTCACCTCCATAGGATAGTCGCAGCATTTGAAATAAGAGCGTAAAGTGTTTATAAATTCAAGGCTTAAAAGCTCTTTAGTAATCGTGTCAAATTGTCCCGGAACGTTCACCGTTTCAACTTCTAGGTCGTGATTGATTGGCTTAGCGATAGTCAGCAAACAGTTGTAAGCTGCTTGGCTATATTTGTTGTTAGTCGCAACGGGTACAAAATTCAACACTCTGTTAACTGCAAAAAAGCTATAAGGGTCTAAGTTTTGAAGCTGTGAGCCTGCTATGTCCGTTTCAATATAAACTATGTCGTTAAAAGCAAATAATACTTTCAAAAAGCCGTCAGGGCTTGCCGCCGAAACGGGGCAAACATAGTCGTTGTCTATTGGCTTTAAAACTGGCATAGCTTTTACTTATTTCTGCTGATTATTATAAGCGTTAAAATTATCTAACTTACTTGCAAATATATCAAAAAGAATTGTATAAAAATTAAAAAGCTTTCTTTTTTTATAGTCCTGTTCGTTGTAGTCTAGCGGGATCGCTTTTTTGTCTGCCCAGTAGCGTAAATAGTAGTACTGTTCTATGTTTGTGTTGTTTAGTCCTCCCTTGCTTGGGATGTTGTAAGAGCGATTAACCTCCTCAACCAACGTGCTGAGGTTAGCGATAGCCCTCTCGAGCTTGTAGGCAAAGGCTTTTTCTCTTATCGAGTAGTAAGTCCCCAAAGGGTTCTTAAAGCCTGTACGCTTTTTAAAATCTTTGAGTACTTCCTCCGGGGCTTTGTGTCTAAATTCCAACCAATCAAAAGCGTTAACCTCGGCCATTATGTCGTCAGTGGTTACTCCGATGTTTAGCGTTTTAGAATAAAAAGCCTCATTGCTGAGGATTATTTTGTCCATGGGGTTCATTCGGCTTTTTTAGCTTTCTTAGCAATAAAATTATCTATGTCCTCTTTGTGGACTTCTCGCAAGTTCTCTTTGTTCTCAATTGATTCCTTGCGTTCTTTGCTTAGTAAATACTTTCCGAAGTCCACTAAATCTTTTTTGTTAAAATACGTTACCATTTTCTTAAGTTTTTCATGGGTTAATTTAGCAAAGATATAAAATTATTTTTTACCCCCAACCACCCTGAGGCTTCAATTCGAAAAGCATTCGCATCAATAAGCTATCAAAGAAGTCAAGGGATCGCCCTGTGCGAAGTTTATAGTCTTTCTTAGACTCTAGTTTTATTTTGCCTTCGTCGTCTGTAGCTTCCCGGTTCACTTGCTCGAGGTCGGCGATTATTTGCTTTCTAAAGTCATTACATTTGATAAACATCAAATCAGCATCTATAAGCTCTTTTAATTTAAAAGCGCATTCAGTCTTTAGGTTTTTATAATTTTTGCCTTTGAGAGGCTGAGCGTTGTTCGTGAAAGGCTTTGCAGCCGTTAGGCGTTTCAAACTGTTTGCCGTAAACTTTCTTAAGCCGTCAGCATCATAAACGATATGCGAGTAAGGCACACGATATTGCGTTGCTAACTCGATAAGCTTCGCGCCGATAGCAGTCTCGTCTATTTTATCAATCGCTATCACCTTTTCGATTACGAAGCCGTCCCAAATAGTTATAACAAAAATATCGGCTCCCAAGTAAGCTATATCGGCAGAAAGGTATCTTTGGCCTGAGCCTTGAACGAAAGCGTTTGTAAAAGTATCACAAATTTTGTCGTAGGTATAAAGGGCAAGAGCGTTGTCTTCGTACTCGAAATTACCGTGTATAAGCCTTTGGATTGTTGACTCCTCCCCCGTGAGTAGAATATCCCTGACGTAATTCTTAACCTCCGGGCTTGGGTTGTCCGTCGGTAAGGCATGTATGAACTTTTTTATCTCGCTCTCTTTGTTGTCCTTGTAAGGCTTGTAGTATCTCGTGTAAACGTGGGTCTTTGCCGAGTTAAAACACTCTAGCATCTTCTTAGTAAGCCCGTAATAATCGTTTAAGCAGCGTCCTAGACGTGTGAAAAGTATGTCTATAGCTTTTATATTAGTCTCTGCGCTCTCATCTATTGCAGCCCCGGTAAGTTCCAACCCTCCGAAACGTTCATAGAGCGGATCACTCGGCTTGTAGGCCGTATCAATCAGATAAATAACCGAGTCATTATCGAATATTATTTTATTAAGTTGCTGATTGTAAGTGTAATGTACGTCGCTTTGGAGCCCCACCTCTTTAAAAACTTTGAAAAGCGTTATAAGCGTTGTTTTTTTTAAAGTTACCAACTCCTTACGTCCTAAGCCCCAAGCGGTCCCGGGGTAGGTTCTGCACATGTATGTAAGCCAAAAGCCCAAAAGATAGGATTTCCCGCTAAAAGCCCCACCCCCGTAACCAATGTAAAGTGTTTTTTTATCGAGTAAAAGCTCCCAAGCCCTTGATTGTTTTTTGGATAGTCTAACCCTCCCCATTATCTAGGATTATTTCAAACGTTGGTGCTTGGAGTTTCTCTCCTCCTGAGGTAATATCTTTTTTCGTCGGCGCATAATCCCCGTCCATTTTGTTGAGTTCGGCTATGTGCTGCTTGACCTCTGCGGCTGAGTAGTAGTAAAGTTTTTGGATTCCTGCTTCGGTAGCCGTCTCGCGCCAGCTTAATATTTCGCCTGTGGCTAATTTGGTCAAAAGTTCTTGGCGTTCGTGTTTGCTTAAAATAGCCTTTTTAAGGGCTTCTTTTTTTCCTTCGATATAAACCTCGTCTAAAGCTTTTTGGGTTCTCTCGTGTCTTGCCTGTAGCCTTGTTGAGGCTTCTAGCCAGTAGCGGTCAAAGGTGCGACTACTTACACGCCACTTTTCGACAACCATATCCAAACATTCTTGACGTTCTGCGCCAAAGTCTAGCTCTGCGAGAATGTCCTCTACTATTTTTTCTTTATTTGGGTTTGGTGCTGGCATAGGGCAAAGATAATTAAATTTTTTAAACGGCCAAACGTTTCCATTTAGGTATCTTTTGGCCTGTTGGTTTTTTCAAATCCTGACCGAAATGCGCTTTTGCTTCTGCATACAACTCTGCCGCTTCTCCGTCTGTATCTCGATACCCTAGGTGCAGTACTTTACCCAAAACGCTTATCCGGGCAAACCATATATTTTTTTGTCTATGATAGCTCACGCCTTTGTACCTTGAGGAGACTACCCCTTTTTTAGCTTTCCTTGTTCTCAATTCTAAATCCATAGCTTTGTATTTTTAGCAAAGATAAGGGTATTCAAAAGAGTACACAAGAAATTAAACAATTTTTTAGCAGAGCAACAAAGATTTAAGGCATTGTTGCTCTGTGAAGCCCAATGTTTTCAGGGCTTCACGCCTTTAGAGCAACAAAAGCAACAATAAAAAGGGTGTTTCTAAAGTATATACGTGTAATATATGCGTTTTTATACGCGATATATAATCGCGCGTATTATTATATTATATTTTATTACTATTTATATATTTACTTATATTATTGTTTACATTGTTTATATTCTAGCTTAACCCCCCGTCGTTATTGGGTTGGATTGATAAACAAGTTTTGTATATTTGTGTTTACTTGTTTACGTTTTTAGCCCTTTTTCCCCAAAAATTTTACAAAATTATTGTTTATATTGTTTACGTACTAAAAAAATAGCCTCTCGATTGAAAGGCTAATTTGTAAAATATTTTAAGGTTTCAGTTTCTAAAGTTCAAAATCTATTCCCGTAACGATGTTGTATACTACCCGAGTAAGCAAAATATCGTAATTTGCGTCGTGCAAACGTGCCTCATCTGTATCAATTCCCATCTCTGCTGCTACACTCATTAACTTGAAATTTGGCATTTTGTGCCTCCTATCAATTAAATACTGAGAGGCTAAAACCATAACATCAAGGCTCCCGGCATGAAACCACGAACCAATATCGACGGGGGGTTAAGCTAGAATATAAACAATGTAAACAAT